TTTAGAAATGATCAGGTAAAAGCAGAAAAATCTGCTAGAAAATATGTTGAAAGCAAAGGAAAAAACTTTGATGAGTTGCCTATTAAAAATCAATTTATATTATCAAACTATCATTTGACAGGTCATAAAAATGAAGATTTTTTTGACGCAGTATTGAATAATGATTATATGGGAGCTATAAAAAATTATAGACGTGATGACATGGAAATGTCTAATGAGTTTTTTAAAAATGTAATGTTTAGTGGTCCTATTAATGAAAATGATTTAGCAAACACTAATCAAGCACAAAATTTTGCAGATAATATGCTAGATCAAATGTATCCTGATGTAAAGGATAATAAAGTGGCTGAAGGAAAAAAAGGGGATAAAGGCGGCAAAGGTGAAGTTATAGCAGAGTTTACAGGCGGTGAGCTTGTAAATAATAAAGAAGATGAGATGAGAGATGCTATGGCTAAAGGTCAAGATGATAAAGCTGCAGAGATATTTAGGTCACAAGTAAAAGACGAAAATATAACTCCAGGTGAAGCTAGTCATAAAACAAATCCATTACCAGTTGCAGAAGATGGAACTATAATGGATAAAATGGGCAAAAGCACAGGCATGAAAGCTGAGGCAGGATCAGGAATATACGATCATATAGAAGATCAGTATGATAGTAAAATGAGTAATAAATCCATAATTGATATGATTAAAAAGAATCATGCTAAGTGGAAGAAAAACGATATGGATTAATGCGTACAAAAACAGAAGAACAATATTCAAATGATGCGTTAAGACTCTTCAAAAGTATGGGGAGTTTTTCTGCTAGTGGTAGAGTGTCTGTTGGAGAAGAAGGCAATACACCTAAAGTTTTAAATGAGATAATTGCTTCGTATACTAATAAAGCTGACATTGATGCTTTAGAGGAAGCTTATGAAAGATTATATTTGAAACAAGGAACTCTTGAATCAATAAAAGAAAATAATTATAAAAATGTTGATTTAGAGTGGACAGATCAACTTAAAGGAAACTTTGAAGGTATTGGTAGGTTGTTAGAAGACTGGAGCAATAAGAAAGATACTAACCTATCAATATTAGAAATAGATTTAGCAAATGAAGGTTTAGAGTTTAGTTCTGATGGTAAAACAGAAACACCATTATATTCAAGACCTTTTAAAACTTACGAAAAGTTTAAAAAAGAATTACCATCAGTTAATCCAAGAATTGCAGAGTATCAAGAATATCTTGATAATCTACCAGATGACGATCCATATAAGAATAACTTTATAAATCAGCCAGCAGAAGGTTTAACTGGTGAGGATATTATCAATCAATATTTAGAAGATGATCCTAGTGGTGCATCATTAAATGAGGCATATGAAAATAAACAGCTACCAGAGTCAGCTATGTTTATTATGTCAATTCTAAAAAATGAGGCTATTGATTCTGAGTTGCCTACTGATGAAGATAAACCTTTAGATTTTGCACCACGTTTAAATGAAGGAGACAAAGATGGTGACGGCATTCCTGATAGCATTGATGTAGATGGGGGTAGTGGTAGTGGTGTAGATTTAGATTCTGCAGTAGATAATACAACTACTGATTCAGATATAGATACATCTGAAGATGATAAAGGTGTTACTACAAACTATTTGCAATCATTAGGTAGTATTAACAAAGCTCTTACAAATACATTAGGCATTGTAGAACAAGTTAGATCACAGATAAATAGTCAAGATGATTTAATATTAGCTGCATTAGGTAAAGATGCTTACATGAAATCAATGGAGCAAGTTAATCCTACTGATCTTCCTGGTTTATCTGTAATGTATAAAGAACATTTAAATCAATTAGATCAATTATCTAAGCAGGGATTTAGTGTTGAAGAAGCACAAAAAGCTAGAGCTGAAATAGATGCAGCTTATGGTAAAGGAATAGAGAATGCAGTTAGAGGTACAGCTGGAGATAGAGCTAAGTTTTTGGCTATGTCTGGTGTATTGGATAGTCAAAGACAATCTGCATTATTAGATTTTGCAGCTAAGGATGCACAATTACAAAGACAAAATCAAGCAAACTTTTCAAAAGCACTATCTTTTGCAGAAGATTATAATTTAAATAAATCTAAAGCAGAAAGATCGCAAGAACTAGCATTGGAGTTAGCAAATAAAAAAGGAGCATCTGATTTTGCTGCAAAAGTTTTTCAAACACTTGAACAAAGAAATGCTGATAGAAGAATGCAACCTATAGTCAATCAATATAAACGAATGATTTCAAATATGGGTACTACACCATTTCAAATACAAAACCCTGCAAGTGTTTATGGGGTAACACAAACTAATCAATACACAGGAGAATAAGCATGGACGCATACGGATATAACGCATTAAGTGGATTTTTAGGATCAAGTAACATTAAGTCTAATAGACAGAATGAATTAGCTTATTTAGATAGAATACTTAGAATGCAACAGCAACAGCAGTTGTTAGATCAAAAAAATACACAAGAAACACAACAGTTTATAGATAATGCTTACGCTACAGCATTAGAACTAACAACGGGTGAAAATGCTAGAGAAAAAGATATTTTAGATTTTCAACAATTGTCATCTAATTTACTTGAGCCTATTAATGAAAAAATTAGATTAGCAGGTAGTTTGCAAAATGCCAAAAGATTAGGTATAGATCAAGATATAAGAGCTTATCAATTTAAGCTACTAAACAATGATAAAGTTTTTCAAATAAAGAAAAACACAGCAGCATATGCTAAATATCTAGAAACAAGAACAGGTGATCCTAAACTGTCAGGATTATTTCCATTAAGCGATTTGCAAAGTATACATGATTGGCATTCTGGTAAAACAGATGAAATAAAATGGAGGGGTATATTGGATAGTCCAATCAATACTGATTTTATTGAAGGAATGCCACAAGATCAACAAGTAACTGAAGTAGATTATGTATTAAATAATTTACAAGGTTTAGCTGCAGATTATGCATATTATGCTTCTGGAGGAGATAAACAACGTGAAGCTCAAATATATTCAGAAGAGTTAGCAACAAAGGGTGCTAATATTATAGCTTCAGGCTATTTAAAAAGAAGACTAGGTGTGAGTGAATTTGAAAATATACCCACACAATATGGTCAAGCTGAAATAAAAACGTCATTAGGCGAGGAATTACAAAAAGGACAAGTAGAGTTATTCCCTTCAACTGGATTGTCATTTAATGAATTAGATCAGTATGGAGGATTTTCAGGATATGTAAATTCTAATAAAAATGTTGCTGCAGAACTTTCTATTAGATTAGGAGCAGATGATGATTTATCTAATTTAGATACAAAACGTAATATTAGAATTGATGCATCACATGAGTTGTTTGCAAATGACAAACAAACATTAAATAGAATCGTAGATGCTTATTTTGGTAGTGAAGGTTATTACTTTACAAGAGGAGGAGGAATTAAGATTAGAGTTAATGATTCTATGCTTAACAAATCCTATAATTATCAAGGAGCTTCTTTAGAAGGTGACCTTGATTATGTAGATAGAACAGCTGATGATATGGAGATCAATGGTTTATTCTTAGGATCTAAAGCAACATATACAGATCAAGCAACTGGTGAATTACGAACAAGATTATTAGTAATTGATCCAAGACAAAAAGGCGATAAAACATATTTACAAAAAGTTTTAAAAAATGTTAATACAAATGAGCCTGTTTCATTTAGACCTGCCTATTTACTACAGCTTAGAGAACCTGATCCATTAAGAGATGATATATACTATCACGAAATAAATATAGGTAGTGATGCATTTATGGCTAATATAAGAGATGAAAACTATGACAAAAATCTTTCTTATGCTAAAAATACTAGAGCATCAGTACAAGCAGATGTAAATGATAGAAACAGAAGAGCAGAGATTGATAGAAACACTTACTCTGCACTAAATAGAACTTATGCTCTTGAAGATGGTCCAGGATTACAAACTTTATATAGTAATCACGCAAGTTTACTTAAAGGCATGATGGCGGTTCAAAATATAGATAAAAGAATGGAGCCATATATCATTGCAGAAGTATATGATTTAGCTCAAGAAATGATGGGAGAGCAAAAACAAGCTAATCAACCTGCAAATTTTTCTACTAATGTCAACCTTATATTAAGTAATTTTGGTAATTTGCAAAAAGATTTACCTGAACTATATCAAGCTATAATGACTGGTAATCCTAAGAATATTTTACAATACTATGAAGCTACAAATCCAGGTATTGTAGAGCAAAAAGAAAAACGTTACAAACTTTGGGGGAAATATTATAGATTCTAAAATGGCAGATATAAACGATCCACAAGAAGAAATAAAAGAGTATGATGCAGGATTTAGTCAAAATCCTTTTATTGCATCATTGATGAATCAACAAAATGAAGATCAAAAAAATCTTGAGCAATATGCAACACAAATGCAAGCTCAAGAAAGTAATCGTCTTCAAAAACAACAACTTAATTTAGAATCAAGTGGTGTGGGTAGAGATCCAAGATCTTATTTAGGACCTACAGTTGCACCACAAGATATACTTACAGTAGGTGGTGGTGTTATAGGTGGAGCTTTTGGCGGTCCATTAGGTTTAGCTGCAGGTATAGGTTTAGGTGCTGCAGCTGCTGATGCTGCAGGATCTGACTCAATGTTATCAAGAAGTTTAGCTGCAGGTACAGGGCAATTTATACAAGGTGCAGGAGATACTTTTGAATATCTTAAAGCTGTAGTAACACCATGGGATGATGATGTAGATCAACAAACTACTATAGGTGATTTTTTACAGAGAAAAGGCTCAGATATAATGAATGCTAATACTACATTTATTCCTGAGGAAATGAAATCTGTAGGTTGGAATCAATTAGCTGATCCAAGATTTTGGGCTACTGATGTAGCAAAGCTTTTGCCATATTCTATGTCATTCTTTTTACCCGCAGGTGCAGCAGCTACTGCAACAAGAATAATGCTTAATTCAACCAAAGCATATAGAGCAGCTTCTACGTTTGGAATTGCTGATAGATTATACCAACCAAAAATTGTTAAAGCTGGTAAAAAATTAGCTAAACAAAAAGGTGTGTTAAAAGGCGAAGAAGTTGTAGTAGAAACATTAAAGAAAACTCCAAGAATTATTGCATCCGCAATAGGTGGTGGTGTTGGTGGTAACTTTGCAGAAGGGGCATTTGTAGCAGGTGAAACATTACAGCAAGGATTAGCTGATGGTTTAACACCACAAGAAGCACAAGCTGCAGCATCACAAGTATGGAGAGATAATACTAATTGGATTGCAGCAGATATAGCGCAGTTTGGTTTAGTATTTGGTGGACTAGGTAGACTAACAGCAGGTTTAAGAAATATACCAAAACAAGCTAGCTTTGGCCAAAAAATATTACCTTTTGTACAAGCAGGTGCAACAGGTGTTACTGAAGGTGTAGTTGAGCAATATCAAGAAGTATATCAAGAGTGGGTAAAAGGTAGAGCTATTGCAGATCAAAAAGGTGAGGACTTTGTTACTTTTAGTGAATTTTTTAAAAGTGATGAAATGTTACAAACACGAGTAAGTGCTTTTGCTTTAGGTTTAGCTATGGGTTCTAGAGGGGGTTATGTAGATGCTATAGCAGAAAGATCATATCAATTACAAGAAGCTGAAACAAGACTTGGAGAATTTATAGATGACAATAAATTTCAATCAGCACAAAAAAATAGATTAAAGTATATAGCTTATACTGTTATAGATAGTAATGGTAATGCTGCATTAGCTAAGTCAAGAGTTGAAAGAATGGTTGCTGAAGGACAAATGCAATCAGATTTAGGTGAAGATACTATAGCCGCAATAGAACAAGCAGAAGATATATATAGAACTACATATAAAGATAATTCTTTAAGTCAAGCAGGTAGAGAACAAATATTTTTATCTCGTGTGCAAATAGAAGAAGCTAAGCGAACTATAAGTGCAATTAATGAACAAAGACAAGAGCAAATAGATTTTCATAATGAAACTATTAAAAATAAACCTGAAGTATTAGCAGAACAAATTGAAATAACAAACAGAGAACATGATATTGCTGTTCAATTGCAAGAAGAACAAATACAAGCTAATGAAGAGTTAATTACTAATATAGCTTCATTAAGAGCAGGCAAACTTAGAAAGGATGGTAAAGTTAAAAGATCATCCATAGGATTAGCACCGAAAGAGTTTAGGGACTTTACTACGGAAGGTATAGAACAACCTGCTCCAGTAGTACAGCGTGTAGTAGACACTGTAAAAAAAGGTGCACAAGCAGTTAAAGAAGGTGTACAAAAAGGAGTGCAAGCTGTTAGAGAAAAAGGTGTAGTAAAAGCTACTGGAGATGCATTAGGTCTTGCACAAGAAAAAGCACAAGAAGTTATTAAAAGTGAGCCAGCACAAAATCTACGTACATTTTTACAAGAACAATTTGATCAAGGCAAAAACTTTGCTAAAAAGTATTTAAAACAAAATGCACCAAAAACATCTGAAGCATTAGAAAAAGAAATAAGTGCAGCAAGAGAAATATTTGGTGAGCGTGTTCTATCAGCAGAAGAAGTAAAAACTAAAGCTAAAGAAATAATACAAAAAATAAAAAAAGTTAATTTAGTTGGAGCGTCTGGTAAAGTTTTAGAAGAATTTACAACTTTTGTAGAAAAAAAATTACAAGATAAAACTGTTACAGAAACTGTGGTAGATATAGCAGATTCTTTAATTGATAAAACAAAAGATACTGCTAAAAAAGTTGTAGAAAAAGGTAAAGAATTAGCAGATAAGAGTAAACAAAAACTTGATGAAGCTACAGAAAAAGTAGAAGCTAGAACAGAAAAGGTTAGAACAGAAAAGGCTAAAAAAAAAAGTAAAAGACCAACAAAACAAGCAGTAGAAGAATCTGTAAAACAAGAAACAACTGCAGAAGATAATACAGACAATCAAAGTCTTTATGATCAAAGCAGCGAGTTTAGTAGAGAAACTCCAAAAAGAAAAGATACTAACGATAAAGAACCTGCTAGATCATATCTTGAAAGAGTAGATATGGAAGAGTTTTTTATTAGAAGATATTTAACTCGTGCTTTTGAAGAAAAATTTCCTGGTAAAAATATTACGTTTACAAATAGACAAGTTATAGAAGGATTTGGTGCACCTGCATCTGCCGTATTTTTTGCTAGTACAATTATAGTAAATCCAAGAAAAGCTATGCAAACGGATTTGATACATGAGCTATCACATCCATACTACCAATCAATAGCAGGAACTCCAATACAAAAACGACTTAATGCTTTATTAATTAAAAGAAGAGTCATAACTCCAGGAGGATCTATTACGGGTTTAATAGAAAATATTCAATATAGTTATCCTTTACTTACAAGATATAAGAGGGGCAAAAAATTTGTAACTGGTGGTGATATATTAAATGATTTAAGAAAACAAGAAAGAGCAACAATAGATGATGCTCTATCTCAACTACTAGATACTATAGAAACATCATCAGAAGCAGGTAATACTATTGCATATAAAAATGCAGCACAATCTTTATTTACATATTTATCAGATAAAGGTGATATAAAAAGATTACAAGATAAATCACAATATGGATTATTAGAGGAAGCATTTGCATATTCTAACGAAGAGTTTAATAAACGTGGAGGTATTAGAAATGTTATAGATAATAAAACAGATGCTAATAACTATGATAGTTTATTAAAGCGTATGTATAAACGTATATTTAATTTAGCTGATAAAGATGCAGGTAAGTCTGCTTTAGACAAAGTTTTGCCTGAAGTTAGATTAATGAACTTTGATGAAGCTATGACTTATGTTCAAAGAAACTTTAATATATTAAACAAAGACAATAAGTTTAAACAAAACTCTTACAGCAAAAATACTATGTTAAAGCAAGCTAGCTTTGATGCTATATCTACTGTTGGATTGTTTAGAATTATAGAACAAAAAGTATTAGCTAAAGGTGCTAGAGGTGAAGATGCTGTACAAGAAATAGCAAAAGAAATATACAAACAAAATAATAAAACATATAATACAGATAAACAAGTTCCACCATTTGAAGTGACATCTGTAGAACATGACTATCTACTTAGAAAGATTAGAGCACAGGTAGAAAGATTATCTTTTACAGAATATCAAAGAGTTGTAGATGGACTTATACAATCTGTAGACGCTAGACTTAATCAGGGCGAAAGGTCTGATGACTCATTAGTATTTAGTTTTAATCAAGAAAGTGAGCAGGTAGCAGAAGAAAATGATAAAGGCAACATATACGATCAAGAAGAAACATTATTTGGTGATACTACATCAAAACTTATACAAGCATACGCAATAGAAGAAAGTAAAAAAAATGATAAGAACCCTGTAGATGTAAAGGATTTATTATCTGAGCTACATTCACTAGGACAACAAAGTAAAAAGCGTGATGTATTTACATTTGTAAATTCTGTTACTAATAGTGACAATGCGTCTGTGGCTAGATTTGTAGCGTTTCTTAAATCTAAACTTAAAAAAGATGCATTTGTAGATGCTTTATTATTAGAAATGTCTATTGACTTTGCTAATAAAAAGATTGAAACAATGAAAGAGGTAGGGTTTATGAGAGGTGATAATAAACAAACCACTTGGGTGCCTGGAATATCATTTAGTAAAGATGAAGCTAGATGGCAATCTACACTAACTAAACAAGCTAATAAATACTTTAGACCTACAATACAAGAAGATAAAAATACAGTAAGGGCTATGATATCTGCTATTGAATCTGGTAATGGTATAGCAGAAGCACTTACATCTTTATATGGTGATTCACCTTATTGGGCATTTATCGATAAAAGAAAGCTTACAGAAACAGGTAATCTATATACATTTGATAACAAAAGATATTCTTCATTAAAACAACTATTCCAATCAAGACAAAATGATTTTGTGCAAGGTGGTGTGTTACAAATAAAAGGTGGCTTTAATAAACTATTAGGCGATTTAATAGTTCAATCAAGAGCTAAGAATTATATAACACAAGTTAATGATGTAGCAGAAAACCCTACCTTAACTATTAACAAAGAAAACTCATTGCATAATAAAAATGAAAACTATGCAACTTTAGCAGAGCAAAATATAGATGCATATATTTCATTAATGAAAGGTTTAGGATTTATTAATAAAGATGTAGGTAGGTATAGCAATATATATGCATTAATGTTGGCTGATAGAACAGGTAAAGAACATAATATAAGTATGTTATCTGGTGTATTTAGCACACCTGAAAATGCAAAACAAGATGCGCGTAGAAACAGAAAATACGTTAAGATGGATAGTCAAGAGCTTATGCTCACAGACTTTAATGATTTTGTTTATGCATTATCTAGATTTAATAAAGGTGAAACGGTATACTATGATCAACCTATAGCAGTATTTGGTGCAGCTAAAAGAAGATACTATGTTAGTACACCTATTGCACAAACTTTTAAACAAAGGCAAAGGTTGTTGCAAATGGCCTTAGACGCTGGATATAACGATGTAAAATATAAAAAATCTGGAAAAAGAGTAAATCCATTTAAGATAGTTAAAAAGAAAGATGGTTTAGCTTTAGTGGGATTAAAACAATATGCTAAAAAGTTTAAGAAAGAATTACTAAAAGATCCAGATCAAATTAAACTCAATACACTTATAGGAGAAAAAGGGCAAAAATTAAAACAAGGAGATATAGATAACTATCTTTTAAACTATTCTATTAACAAATTTTTTGCGCAAGAGTTTTTTATAGGCAAACATGAAGAAAGTGATAGTGAAATAGATTATATAAAAAGAGCAGAAGGAGCCATAAAAAGACACACACCACACGATCGTAATACGCCTATAGAGTTTGTAGCATTTCAAGATGTAACAGACTTTGACGGATTTAAAGCAACAGATGCACAAGCATATGTATTGCCTGGTGACGGTGAAATAATTCGTAAAAAGTTTGGATCTATGCGTAAAGTTGGTAATCAATTCAAACATGTTTATGATTATGTTGAAACTAACAATAGTAAGCTTATAGGTAAAAGAACTTTTGCTAAGTTTAAGATAGATGAGATAACTCCTGAAATGGAACAAAATAGTCCGTATCTTAAAAAGATAGCTAATATATTAAGAGCCAGAAAAGAACGTATAGGTGAGTCTAGACTTATACCTGGACCAGAAGTAACAGGACAGTTACACGATTTTATACCAATTGCAACTTTTGAATCTGCTTTAAAATTATATGCAGGTGGTGAACAATATACATATGATTTAGAAAATACTACAGAAGATGAGGTTGTAGAAAGACAAGATGATATATATGTAGATGGAACTTGGGCAGGTGTAAATGGTGAAGGATTTGGTTTACAAGTAGAACTTGATAAAGAAAGACATTCATTCCATATGCCATCACAGTTATTTGGACACCATCACACTAATTTAGAAGCTGAAGAAGAAGCTATGGTATCTCGTATGCATGAATTAGCAGCTAGAGCTATGGTAGGCTTTGAGCAAAAAAGAAGTGGTAATGTTATATATAGTGATAAGTCTACAACTGAACAAAGACAAAAAGATACAGAGTTTTTAAGCAAATTAATAGGTGAAGAGTTTTTTGGTAATCTGAATACATCATTATCAAAATATGCTCCAGGACTACATCCACAGTTGCATAAAATGTTACAACAGTTAGCATCTTCAAGACTTGTTAAGTTTGGAACAAAGGCTATGTTTGGTGGTACAATAGCTTATCAAACATCTCCAATAGGTAGAGATTTAAAGTCATATATTAAAGTATCTGACTTGGTTGATGAAGTGTCAGGACAACAGTATAAAAATAATCTTAATGCATTAATAGAACAAGGTAAAGACTTTGTAGTATCAGAAGCTATAATACCTGCATCTGCAAAAAAAGATGGTATTAAGGTAGGTGATTTAGTATTAGGAACGCGTATACCTGCACACGGTAAACAATCATCTGTAGTGTTTGTTGTGAAAGGTTTTGCAGCTGAAGGTGTAGATGGTGCAAGATCTACAATAGCCATACCATCAAGAGTATCACATGTTATGGGTGCTGATTTGGATGGTGATGCTATATATTTAAACTACGCACATATTGGTAATGTACCAGGCACAACAAAGATTAGTCCACTAGGACAAGAGGCTAGAGTGCAGACTAATTTATTAGAAGACTATCAAGTTGCAGCTAATGAGTTGTTAGACTTAAACATAAAACTATTAGGAGATATAGAGGTAGATAGTCGTAGGTATAAAGAAATTACAACTCCTATTGATATAAAAGAGGTAGCAGAAGATGCCATCAAATCAGTTGAAAGTTTCTATGGTAAAAAATTAGAAATGGATAATCAGCTTTTACCAACAGGTGATGCACAGTTTTTTAATGACAATGTACCTGCACAGAATATGATTGGTACAATAGCATCATTACAACGCGTATTAAATGTAATGGCTGGACACAAAGTAGGATTTAAGTTTGGTATAAATATTAAAGGCTATGAAGAAATAGATTCATTAATAGATAGATTTGATGAAGGTAAGCCAGAAGGTGACGCATTTACCGTAGCACAATTACTTAATATAGTATTAGATAACGCTAAGTATCAATATGCTAATAAGCTAGGATTAACTCCTAATACAGTAAATATATATACATTTTTAGCTAGAAATGGTATAAGCATAAAAGATGTTGCAACCATAATGAATCATCCTATTGTTAAGCTATACGATAAGCATAGAGGTGATCAATCTATTATGACTACTACAGATACTAATCAAGCAATAAAGAATGCTTACAAAGAATATTTTAATTTAGTAGGCGAAGCAGGTGCATTAAGTGCAGTTAAAAAATTTAGTAGAGCTGGTGATGTTAATTTAGATATATCAAAGCTCAAAGGTAAGAACAGACAAACAGAAGAAGCTTTGTTTGATTTATTGTATAAAACAGAAAAATTAACTGATGAAATATTTAGTATCGGCAAAGCATTATCTGTACACAAAGCAATACCTCAGCATGGACATGATGCACAACAGTTGATAAATACTATTACAGAAGACAATTCTAATAGCTTTATTAATCCTAATACAATAGATAACTTTAGATCAGATCCATTAGTTAAACACGCTATTGATTTATTACAAAAACAAGTAGATAGGCAAAAGTCTACATCATTTATGTATACACCAGAAGCTAGACAGATTATAGAGTACATACAAGATACTAAAAAAATTACTCTTGATTTTACAAGATACGAACATAGAAAGCTTATAGACGATTATTATTTAATGAAAGTAGCGCAAGCTGTGCCTGCAGTAAACTACAATAATAGAACATTAAAAGAAGTTTATAATGTGCTAGAAACGTATAGTCAACAACCTGGATCTAATTTTGTCAAAAAGTATTTATTGTTTAGTAATGTAGAAGGGCAAAGTGAATACTTCCAAAACAATATACAAATTAGTCCTAATGAAATTAATAAGTTTTCTGTAGAAGAAACTATACAGCAAGCGCGTAACGAGTTTACTCTATTACCACAAGAAATTAAAGATGCTCTACTACAGTATGATTATATAAAAAATGGTTTAGGTTTTAAAGGTAAATCATTGACGCCATTGTTTGCTAAAGATTATGTAAGAAATACATTTGGTTTATTAGATCAGTTATTAGAAACAGAACTTAATAAACAAATAAACATTGAAGCTAGAGAAATAGTAGATATGTCTAATGAGCTTATACGTAAACATTCTAATATATTTAAAAAACAAAAAAATGCAGATTTAGCACAAAAGCTTACTAATAAAATAAATGCACAAAAAACTGTAGAACCTGCGAGTTCAGCTAAACTTAAATTAGATAAGAGAGAGTTTTACCAAGATCACTTACAAGAGCTAACACAAACATTAACCTTTGAAGAGTATTTAAGATTTACAGGGTTTGATCCATTAAAGCTAGACAATGCTGATAAGCCTACACTTAATTATTTAAGATCAAAGTATGCTCGTTATCAAGACTCTGTAGCTAATGTAGAACAAAAAGAAAATCAATTAGGTAATTTAGAAAGATACTCTATTGAAAAATTAACTAAAGAAGCTAGAGAACTACAAGATAAAGAAGATGAATTAGCATCACCTAGATTGTTATATAAGTTACATTTGACTATTGGTAAGAAGGCTATGAAAAAACAAGCCGATAAACTTAGACAAACCAAACCAGAATTTAGAGAAACAGATGAAGATATTACGGTAATACGTAAATGGTTTGGTGCAAATGATATGACATCTAAAAGACCTGAGATACAGTTAATGCTCAATGAAATGGAAAAAGAGTACAGAAAGTATGTAAGGGAAGTTAAAAAAATAGTTAATGAAATTGATGTTGTTGATAGAGCTTTAATAAAAAGTAAATCATTAAAGGGTGTATTTAACAGAAGAAATAGACAGCTTGAGATATATGGTAATATGTTTAACATTAATCAAGATGAAAGAGGTAGACAGTCAGGTATTAGTTTAAAAACACAATCAGAATTTAATGCAACTAATCCGTCACAACAAGAGCGCGACTTTTATAATAAGTATTTAGAGATTACTGGTAAGTATCGCGACTTACTTGGTAAAGATGGTATGGGTGAGTTTTATATACCGCATGTACAAATGGGTAATATAGAAGCCTTATCTGCTAGAGGTTTGCTTGGATTATATGCAAACTATTTAGGATCTACAACTAACATAGATGGTGTTATGGTTAAAGGCACAGGTGCTGATGGTAAAGCCACAAATATGACATTTGGTGAGTTTAAAGAATTGTATCTTACTGAAGGTGGTGAGCTAACTATGAAGTCAGGCAGAAGAATATATGAGCTAAGAAAGCTTAAGAAACAAGCGGAGCAAAGATTAAAAGAAGGTGTAGGTTCAGATGGCAAAACTATTACTGCTAGTGACTTAGAAATGGATACTCTTATGGGCAATGGTTTATTCTCTAGATTTAATGCTGGTAGAACTACAAGAGCTAAAGAGCTTACAAGTTTTAATTTAGCAGAAAACTTAAGACAATACGTTAGATCTATTACATTTATAAAAGGCACACCTAAGGTAAATGGCGAACAAGCTTTTGAGGGTATGGAAAATATGTCTACTCTTGTTGATGGTGTTATAGCTGTTAATAGAAACATGGGTAATGTAAATTCAGCAGAGTATTTAACTAAAGTATGGCGACAAAAGTTTTTGCGTAATCAATCACAAGTTAGTCCGTTTGGTCCTACATTTGATAAAGCTACAAGATTTATGGTTAGGTGGACAGCCCTTATACATTTAGGATTTAGTGCTGCTGTGGGTGTAGGTAATATACTTGCAGGTAAATATCAAGAGCTTAGAGCTAAAGGTGGTAAAAACTTTATAAAAGGTGAAAAACGTTTTTGGACAAGTTTAAAAGGTCGAAACGATTGGGCTGCTATGGATATACTTAAAAGACATAGAGTTGTAGAAATGTCATTTAGTGATGTAGTAGGACAAAAAGATGAGTTTAGTAAAATAGAATCATTAGCATTTTTACCTATGGAACTATCTGAAAGATGGATACAGGGTGCAGCATTTCTTGGAGAATTATCTCAAGAAGAATATCAAAAAGCTTTGAATGACAAAGACTATATGATAGATGAAGAAACTGTAATGAAAATAAATGCAACTATATCTACTATGCATGGTGAAGGCTATACACAGCTAGATCAAAGACTACTTAGTATGTATTCATTAGGTTTAGCTGCACAACAATTTAAACGTTGGTTTATTACATTGGTTTACAATAGATTTAAACCTGAAGATATAGATAGGTTTGGTAGAGAGTCAATAGGTTCTTACAGAGCAGGATATGAATTTGTAAACAGAATGTTTACTGGTGAAGTTAAACTGTCTGAGTTACAGGAAGAGTTTAGAGCATTGCCTGAGTTTAAACAAAAAGCTATAATATCTTTACTTAATGGATTAGGTATGACTGCAATGTTATTGTTAGTTGGCGCTATGTCTGATGATGAAGATTTGTATAGTAAAAACATACAGAAACTAAGTAATGATGCTATGATATTTACAGATACTAATCGTTTTGTAAACTATACATTACCACCAGCTTCTATAAGCACAGGGCGTAATGCTATGCAATTTATGAGAGAATTGTCTACCTTTGAAAGATTTAAAAGGGATAGCAAATTTGGTGATGCAGGTGATTTAAAAGCAAGAGGTACGCTTAGAAAGATATTACCATTTCAAGATGTAACAGAAAAATTATTAGAAAAATAATGTTAGGATTAGGAACAGGAATAATAAAGAATAAAAAATTAGGTGGCTTTAAAGTTTCAGATGTATCTGAAGTAAGCACTTGGTTAAAAGCAGATACAGGAGTAACACAAACATCTGGAGTGCTAGACAGATGGAGAGATAATGTAGGAACGGCTGATTGGGTTTGTGCTACAAGCTCTAGACGACCTCTTGTTTCTGGTTCAGGAGTAAATACTAAAATAACTTTTGATAAAAATGATAGAGTTTTTCAAAAAGATTATGCTTGGACTACTAGCAGTGGTAATGATTTTGATTTTCCACATGATCAATTTGATGTTTTAAATCAAGGAGGATCTGGATTTAGTCTTTTTTGGGTGACAGAAATTGCGACACATTCTACAGATTCACGAGAATTATTTAATGAAGAACATTTTGTAGATGATGGTGCAGCTGGCTCTCCATTTACAGCAAGAACTGATATTTCAGCTTTCATTCCTATGCTTGTAAATAGTAGTGGTCTTATACTGATAGGTGGTAAAGATGGTATGGTTGCTGCACAAAGTGCTACTCAAGACATAAATACTCAATTTCCAAAAGATCAGAAATGTTTATTAACACTTGAATATAAAGGACATGATACAAGTGATCATATAATTCAAAGAACAAATGGTGTTAATATTGATTTTCAAAATCAAGGCGATACAGGTGAACCCAATATAGGAGATGTGCATATAGGTTTATTTGGAGATTCTTCTACTGGTTGGATAGGTGATATTTATGAAATAATAATTTGCAAAAGTAAAGTTTCAGATAGCGATAGAAGTAAAATAGAACAATATTTAATGAATAGACATAGTATATCATGACACAATATTTTGTAGGAACAAAACAAGAATGTGAAAATTTAGTTAGTAGATTAAATGAATTTTATAAATATCCTAATGAACATATTTATACTTTTGATTATCCACAAAAATATAATGATGATTATTATATAGTAATAAAAGATAGACATTATAACGATTTAACTGATGAAGAAAAATCAAAAGTTAAAAATATACAAATAGAAAAAACAATTTAAATTATTATATTTGCAATATGGCAAACGTAGATCAACTATTTAAAAATCAGTTTGGACAAAATGGTTCTGTTTTTACAGATACTCCTAATGCACCCATAACGCCTCCAACAGGTAAAGTTTTTGTAGCTATACAATTTATAGCTGATACACAATTAGATGAATTAGATGGAGATCCTAATTCAGGATTTGAATATGCACAAACTGATGCAGCTGCACACAATGAAAGTGTAGGTTCAGAAACTGCAATAAGTGGTGGAGGTGGTGTAGTTATAGATAATAGCAATACTTTTGTAGCTGGTTTAACTATTTTTGGCAGATATAAAAAAGTAACAATTAAAAATGGGGGCGCTGGTTCAATAATAGCGTATATAGGATAATGGCAAACGTAAACGATTTATTTTCAGTATCAACAGGTTATTTCGGTAGTGCATATTTAGATGCATCATCATCTGACGAATCATTACAAAACTTAACAACAGACTCTGATCATCATTGTGTAGCAATTACAATGTTAGATAATTGTACTTTTACAACATTAACAGCATACAAACAATCAGGTAATGCATCTGCATACGTTGAAGTAAACGGATCAAAGAATCCTGGTTTTGGTAGAGCAATAGTAAACACAGATACATTTCCAAAAGGTGTAACAATTTATGGAAGATGGACTGCTGTAACTCTTAATACAGGTAAAGCAATTTGTTATGTAGCTCCTGCTACAGGCGCGCATCCAGGTTTATCTACATCAGCAACTTAATATGCATTTAGGATTACACTACGGTCTTGAGAATACTTCTCACTATAAATGTTTTCAGCCTAGTGATATTAGCGATTTAGCTTTACATTTTGATTTATCAGATATAGCTTCGTATTGGGTTAAAGATGCAAGACAATATATATTATTGGTGCCTGTAGCTGGAGACCTTAATGCAGGTTCCACAGATACATTAGTATTAAGAACATTTTCAAGTTCTATGCCTAGTATATCTACACAAACTAGCGCACATTATTCTAATTTATTTAATAAACCAGGAGTTTTTAAAATTGGAAAAGAATTAATTAGTTATGATAATTTAACTTCATCTAGTGATGCTACCATGGTTTTTACTGGAATACAAAGAACTCAGTTTGACACTCCAGAAGGCAATCACTCTACTAATGATGTAATTGATTTTTTAATATCAGGAGCTATTGTAGATCCAAGATGTTTTGATAGAGTTAATAACAGTATTTTTTTAAGCACTGAAAGTTCTTCTAATACAGGAACACAAAGAGTTCCTGTACAGTCAGGTGGTTATTATTTATCATCTAATTCAAATGACACTACTAATTTTTTAGGCATTCATAATGCAAATAAAGCTTTATTTTTTGATGGAGCTGATGATGTGTTAAGATTAAATAATGAATTTACCAGTACATCATTAGACAGCACTTATGTATTTGTAGTTAGAATACCACAAAATTCTAATGCAAACTCTACAGTAAGCTTAGATATATTAATTGGCGGTCTAGTTGCGGGTAGAGCTATGATGAGACTTTCTCAAAATAATTTAAGAGTAAGATTTAATCATGATAATTCAGCTACAAATGCCGAACAAATATTAGAAACTAATAATACTAATAATGGGACAACTAATGTACAGTTTCCTTTTGATTCATTACAAGTCATTATGTTATTAAAAGCTGGTAATGTGTTACAATTATTATATAACAATGTATTAGTAGCAGCTGAAACATATACAGCTGTTGATTCTAATATAACTGGTGCATTAATACAAACTTTAGGAAGAAGAACTGATTCAGGTGGATCATCTGATTCGTTTATGGAATTTGGTGAGTTTTTATATTATGATAAAATATTAACTACACCAGAGTATACAGAATTATATAATCATTTAAGAGACAAATGGACAGGAGGTTTATAATAATAATAATATTAATTAGTTTGATTTCATGTGCAACACCAAAAAAATGTTGTTCACAAATATTTAAATTTTCTACATTTTATGTAGCAGCTAATGGTGGCACATCATTATCTGATAGAGATATTTATTCTGTAGATGGAAGTAAATTAAATTATGATACTATTGTAACACCATATGACTATTCTTTGTCTATGGGTATAAGAAAAATACAACGATTTGGATATGAAGATAGAACCACTTTTAAAGATGGTACTGAATCATCATTTAGTGATGCTGCTAGCGTAGGCAGAAATCCTTTTGAATATTTATTTCAATTAAAATATAAAAGACAAGAAGGTGTAGAGTATTTAGATCAACATCATTTTATAAGATATGTTAAATCTAAATGGTTATCAAAAGTAGAATATATTGTAGATGGTTTTGCAGACATAGAATATTTTGAAAGTACGCAAAGATTAAGACTTAATGGTAATAAAAAATTATCTTTTAATATTGGTGCAGTACAAAGATTAGCTGAACCATATGGTTTTGATCCTTTAGAACAATGGATACTATCAACAGGTGATATACATTATACGCAACTTGCAATTAATGAAGGTTATGAAATAGATGTATATGAATCTGAATATAAAAATCCAAATGGAGATATTGTTGCGACAAGCTCTGATGTTTGGAATCAAGTAGTAATTCCAGAAGTATTAGAAAACTATGTATCTAAAAAAAGACAAGAGTTAGCTAATCAATGGCAACACTCATTAGTTATTGGATTTGATTTTTATCATTACAAGAAAAACTTTTGGTTACATTCTTGGGGTAATTTTATGCCTTATCATTATGATGATGGTGGACAATATTCATATCATAACTTTAATGATGGAGAACAATGGTATGACTATTCTGGTGGCTTAATATTTGGTTTGAAAATTAACAAACATTTAGGTACCTTTGTAGAAGGTAAATATAATAAGTACTGGAATAGAGAGTGGTACGATTTTAAATTTGGAATAAATTATATAATATTTTAACATGGCAACTGAAATAAGTAAAGAGACAAAACTAAAGTTAAGTTTAGAAACAATAATAGGTATTGGTTTTGTCTTAGTAACAATGACTGGTATGTGGTTTACATTAAAAGCTGAAATACAAGAAGCAAAAGAATTGCCTGAACCACCACCAGCAGAAGTTACACGAATGGAATTTGATATGAAAGATCAGCTTGTTCGTCAAACAATAATGACTACACAAGAAGATGTAAAAGAAATCAAAGAAACATTAGAAAAAATAGAAAGAAAAATTTATCAATAATGAAAAGATTTGCAATCGTATGGAGAATGTTATTGACATATTTGTTTGTATTATCTTTATTGTTTGTCTCTACTGTTGCTTTTTCACAGATTACAGCGATACACTTTAATGCAGGTTTTAATTCTGCTAATGATGTGGAATGGTTTAGTAAATTAAAAGATTGTAAGAAAAAAAATTTATTAATTGAAGAAGACAATAATCAAATTGAATACAGCATAGCTGTTGTTCCTACAATAATTATATTAGATGATGGAGAAGAAGTTAAAAGATTTCAAGCAGATCTTAGTTTTAAAATGGTTGCAACTAAAGAAGAAATTCAAGAATATATTGAAGAACTTATAATTAGTAAATTTTGATGAAATATTTATTAAGTTTATTGTTATGTGTAAATATAGTATTTGCACAATGTCCACCTGGTACTTGGGGATTAGATATTACTTTAAGTCCTGATCAATATCCTGAAGAAACATCTTTTGTTATATTAAATTTAGAAGGAGATACAATATTAAATGGAGGACCTTATACAAATATAATAGATTATCAACCTCAATATGCTAGTATTTGTTTACCTATAGATACATTTATATTTATATTAAATGATGAATATGGAGATGGTGTAGCAGGTAGCTTATGGGGAGGAGAAGATGGTAATGTTATAATAGAACAGTGTGGTGATACAATATGGGAATTAGAAAGTCCTGATTTTGGTTTTGGTTTAATGGACACTATAATAACTTCTAATTGCCCACCACCACCTGCTATATATGGCTGTATGGATGAAAACTTTTTAGAGTTTTTATTAACAGCAACAGTTGATACTGGTATGTGTATTACACCTAAATTATTTGGATGTACAGATTCATTAGCATTTAATTATGACGCAATGGCTAATACAGATGAATTTATAGATAGTTGTAATCATACATTAGAATTAACCGACTTAGCTGGAAACGGCTGGGCTGGTTCTTCTTTAATAGTTTCACAAGCTACAAATTTATTACCACCATATGGTTGGGTAGAACTTGGTACATATACTTTAGAAAATGGTTTTGATACTGTATTTAATTTAAATTTATCTGCAGGTTATAAAGTTAAGGCAGTTTTTGAAATAACACAACAATCTGATTTTACTGCAGTACAATGTGGTTATAGTTTGTATTCAGAAGAGTACATAGCTATTGATATAGAAGGTGGATTTGTAAATCCTATACCTCCATTTGTTTCT